CAATTAAATGGTCACACTCAGGACTGAAAGACTTTGAGAACTGCCCCCGGCGGTATCACGAAGTCAAGGTTCTTAAGAAGTACCCTGCGCCCGACACCGAGCAGATCCGATATGGTAAAGAACTACACAAAGCAGCAGAAGATTACGTACGAGATAACGTACCGCTACCTGAACAGTTCTTGTTTGTTAAGCCAACCATTGACGCGTTGTTGACAAAGCCGGGGCGACGTTACCCCGAACTTGAGATGGCGCTGACTGAGAAGCTAAAGCCATGCGGGTTCAAAGATCCTGAAGTTTGGGTGCGTGGTATTGCGGACTTAGTCATTGTTGATGACGACAATCTGACCGCTTGGGTTGTGGACTACAAAACAGGTAACAACAAGTACCCTGATGTTGACCAATTAGAGTTGATGGAACTCATGGTGTTTGCACATTTCCCACACATACGGCAAGTTAACTCCGCGCTTCTGTTTGTGGTGAAAGAAACTATGGTCAAGCACAAGATGAGCGTTGAAGAAGCGGAAGCTGGTTGGTGGCGGTATCGTGAACGTGTATCAAAATTAGAGGCTTCATTTACCAATAACGTGTGGAACCCAACGCAGTCTGCGCTGTGTCCGTGGTGCCCCGTTAAATCGTGTGAGTTTCACCCCAAACATTAAGGACAAACTATGGGAACCCCAGCAAACAAACGTAACTACAAAAAAGAATACGCCGATTACCACGGCAAACCTGAGCAAGTCAAACAGCGTGCTGAACGTGTGAAAGCCCAGCGCATGGTGGACAAAACAGGCAAAGACGAAAACGGTAATGGTAAAGCCGATGCGCGTGAAGGCAAAGACATTGACCATATCAAGCCCATTCGTAAGGGTGGCAAGACCGTTAAAGGTAACTTGCGTATTCGTAGTATTAAATCAAACAGGGGGGATACGAGGTGATCAAATTAGAACCACAAGAATTGGCTGAATTGTGGTACTTGAAATACGGACATCAATGGCAAACAAAAAGTCTACTAGACGATGATTGGAAAAGTATTGCCCGTGTTCTTATGAAAAATAATCTGGCAGATTACACACTACACAACAGGCCAGACAAAGAAGGTGTTACAGAAATTATAAAACTAAAGGAGCCGCGTGCTTAATCATGCAGATAATTGAAAACAAAGCTTTAGTGTTGCGAACGCGCAACCCAGACAAGTACAACATAATCCCCAAGAGCAAGGTGTTGGGTGAATTAAACGGTATCTACGAAGTAGCAGTTAAGTGGGGATTAGATGAAGTTAGAGTGCTCAGGAATCTTGGCGTCAAGAATGTGCCGTCACCCATCACAGCGAAATACGATTGGCCCGGCAGGTTTAAGCCCATGGCACATCAAATTGAGACGGCATCATTCCTCACGCTACATCGTCGTGCGTTCGTATTTTCAGAACCCGGAACGGGCAAAACACTTTCGGCGCTATGGGCTGCTGATTATTTAATGAGGACAAGACAGGTCAGGCGTTGCCTGATTCTGTGTCCCATATCAATCATGCACTCCGCTTGGATCGCGGACTTACAGAACAGCATCATTCACCGCTCCGCGATTATTGCGCACCATCAGCAAGCAACACGGCGCATTGAGATGGTTCAGGGCGACTACGAATTTGTTGTAACCAACTACGACGGTCTTAATCTTATAGCCGACGAGGTTGTAAACGATGGGCGCTTTGATCTGATCATCGCAGACGAAGCCAACGCATATAAAAATGTCAGTACTAAACGCTGGAAAGCCCTGCATAAAATAGTTAATCCAAACACGTTGCTGTGGATGATGACGGGTACACCAGCCTCTCAGTCCCCGCTCGATGCCTATGGGCTTGCCAAACTTGTGAACCCAACAGGTGTGCCTAAATTCTTTACAGCTTGGCGTGACACTACCATGAACAAGCTGACGATGTTTAAGTGGGTGCCAAAGAGCGACGCACAAGATAAGATCCACATCGCCCTACAACCGGCAATACGCTTTACAAAAGCACAATGCCTTGACTTGCCCCCCGTCATTACGGAAACACGAGAGGTTCCTTTAACGCCACAGCAGAAGAAGTACTACAACATGTTGAAGGAGCAGATGCTGGTCCGCGCATCAGGGGAAACCATTACTGCCGTCAATGCCGCAGGCGAAGTCAATAAGTTGTTGCAGATAAGTGCCGGGGCGGCTTATACGGACAACGCAGAGGTAGTAGAATTCGACTGCACGCCAAGACTCTCCGTGCTCATGGAAGCGCTGGAGGAGACGGATCGCAAGGTCTTGGTATTTGCCCCTTACCGGCACAGCATCGACACGATCTCGGCCTTTCTAACCAGCAATAACGTGGATAACGCGCAGATTCATGGCGATGTATCCCCCAACAAACGAACCAAAATCTTCAAGCAGTTCCAAGAAGAAGCGAGTCCTCGCGTACTTGTAATTCAGCCGCAGGCCGCATCACACGGGGTAACTCTTACCGCCGCTGACACCGTCATCTTTTGGGGTCCGGTTATGTCTACGGAAACATATATCCAATGTTGCGCACGCTCAGACCGCAAGGGGCAAGACAGCGATAAGGTAACAGTTATACATATTCAAGGTAGTGACATCGAACGCAAGATGTTTAAACGCTTGGCTGAACGCGTTGAAGATAACAACTTGCTCGTAAAACTTTATGAGGAGGTACTTGACACAAAGTAAAATATTGGACAGAATTGTCAAAACTATAAAAGGAGCATAACCATGTCAGAAGAAGTAATACCCTTGGATAAACTTGCACGGGTTTATCGCAAGATCCGCGATAGAGTGCAAAAGCTGTCGCAAGAGTACGAGACGCAAATCGAAGAACTCAAGGCACAGCAACAGGAAATATCGAGCGCAATTAAAGACCACATGATGTCTTCAGGTCTTAAGAGTGTTCGCACAGACGAAGGCACGATCATTCTAGGTACCAAGACACGGTACACAACGCATGATTGGGACTCGTTCAAGCAGTTCGTTCTTGAGCATGAGGTTCTTGATTTGTTTGAGAGACGTATTGCTCAAGGCAACATGAAGCAGTTCTTGGAAGAAAATCCAACCCTTGTCCCCCCGGGACTCAACTCGGATAGTGAGTACACAATCACCGTCCGCAAACCAACGAAGTGAAGGAGAAGTACATGAGTAATGTAGTCGCATTTAACCCATCGCAAGTCCCAGCCTTTGCGAAAACGGGCGAATTATCCGCGCTGGCTAAATCCCTTGCCGGTGGTGGCGGTGGTCAGTCCGGTAAGCGCGTATCAATAAAAGGTGGTGTATTTCGTTTGATCTCCGATGGCAAAGAGGTAGCCGCTATCGAAGAGCGGTATCTTGATGTAGTGATTGTTAGTGCCGCCGCTAAGATCTCGCGTACTTTCTATGACGCGGCGTATGACCCTGAAAACCCAGCACCCCCTGCTTGTTGGTCGGCTGATGGCGATAAGCCTGACGCTTCGGTAAAAGACCCACAGTCTGGTACGTGTGCGTCTTGCCCACAAAACATTAAGGGTTCAGGTAATGGTGAAGCCCGTGCCTGCCGGTTCTCGCAACGCTTAGCGGTTGTGTTAGCCAATGACATGGAGGGCGATGTCCTGCAGTTGACGCTCCCTGCTACTAGCATCTTTGGTAAAGAGGATGGTGAGAACCGCCCGTTGCAAGCGTACGCACGGTGGCTAGCGGCTCAAAGTGTGGGGCCTGATATGGTCGTGACCCGCATGAAGTTCGACACAAAGGCGCAGTCCCCCAAGCTGTTCTTTAAGCCTATGCGCTGGCTGACGGATGACGAGCATGAAATCTGTGTCAAGAAAGGGCAGTCGTCTGAGGCAATCAAAGCCATCACCATGACCGTGGCGCAAGCCGATAAGGTGGTGGGTAAGCCGATCAGTCTTGAAGGTAAGGCACCTGCGGCTAAGGCAAAGGCTAAGCCTAGTGTTGAGGAAGATGAAGAGGTTGATGAGCCTGAAGTCCGCAAGGAGAAAGAGGCACCAGCACCCAAGGCAAAAAGTAATTACGCCAAAGTAGTTGCAGACTGGGACACCGACGATTAACCTAAATATGGGGGAGCGCACGCTCCCCCTTGGACATCATGCCTTACTCTACAAAAATAATTGAAAAGATAAACGAAGCCCCCGAAGGTTTAGGAACACACCTTGGGCGTTGGGCGGTGCGTCGTGATGTATCTATGCAACGTATCTCTCAAATCGTTGGCGCTAGTCGCCAGACAATATACAACTGGTTCACCGGAACAACTGACGTAACCTCTGCTTATCAAGAGCGTGTTGCCATGGTTGTTGAGGTGCTTAAGAAAACAAAACAAACTGATGACGTATGGAGAGTGTTATGCACAACTTTCAACCACAAGCCCTGACTGACGAAGAACTTATCAAGTACTGTGATTTATGGCTTGACGAAGAAAGTCTGCCATTGAACGCTCAACGGGAACTGATCAAGCGTCTTGAGAAGTTGCTAGCCGAACGCAAACAAGTAAAACAATAACCAAAGGGGGTTCTATGCAACCGCTTGAATTTCTAGCGGCTGTTCTTCCTTCCTCTGGACTTTATTGCGCTGCTGAATTTGATTCACGGCGGAAGGAACATGTGTTTGTTGACACGCTAGAGGATCTGCTTGCCTCCGCTATGCGGATGAGCGGGGACGGTCTAAACGCGTACTTTGGATTGAGTAACTTCTCTACACAAAGACGTTTAGCTGAGAATGCCAAACAAGTTAAGTCCTTGTTCATGGACTTGGATGTAGGCAAAGATCCTGAGAAGTCATACGCATCTAAAAAGCACGCGCAAGAAGCGTTCGAGAAGTTCATGCTCGGTACGGACATGGCTTCGCTCGGACAACCGTTTGTCGTATCTTCGGGTAACGGCTTCCATATCTACTGGCCTCTGACTGAGGACACAGACGTAACAACTTGGAAACCGGTGGCTGAGAACTTCAAGCGTCTGTGTCAGCAAGAGGGGCTGAAGATTGACTTTACTGTGTCGGCTGATGCCTCACGGGTACTACGCGTACCTACGACAATCAACTATAAAAGTCAGGACAACAAAACTGTAAAGGTGTTAATAGAAGCATCGCGTAACTACACCCTTGATGAACTGGACAGCTTTATCAAGTCCAAACTCAAAGTAAAAACTTACG